AGTTAGTACCACCACCAAACAATGCAGTTGCTTCATCAGCTAATTCAAAGAATGTCCTTGCCAACTTTTCAAGCCAATTTAACTTTGCTTTACGCTGACCAAGTGCAAAAGGAATATCAACCTCATTCAATCCTTTGATCGAAACAAGATCGTAATTCACTACGTTAGTAGGTTCGGTTGAATATTCTGCCTGTGCGAAATCATATATCTCATCTAACGTATGTGAATCGCTCTGATCTAACGAATAGTGTATGTAATAACGCTTCCAAATATCATCTACGTTATAACTGAATTGATCATCTCGATCAGGTTGAATAGTTAACGCTGGTTGAAGTTGTAAATTGACCTGATTTTGTCCGTAATCCCTTCGTTCAAATCGTACTTGTCCGTTGTAAACAATCGTTTTACCGTTGAACATTTGTTCACACGTAGTAAATAACGAACCTAATGTACTTACTGTATCACTTGCTGAAGGAACGCCCTTGTTAAACGGTTGTGTAAGTTCTTCAGGTAAGAAATCAAAGTACGATTTACGGTTAGGAATAAGCGGTACAGGAAGGATTGTATAGTTAGGGTATTGTTCAAACAGTGTTGATTCGAACGTATAACCCAAGTATTCACATCCTTTTTTCATCAACTCCTGAATCTTTGCCGCTCTTAAATTGCGAACTGGCGGAAATATCAAAGCGAATAGTTGCGTAGTTAGGTCAACCAATGCAACTGTTAACGCGGCAATGTATATAACTTGCGCGGCTAACTTTAGAATGTAGGCGATCAATGCACCAATTGGATACACAACACCCGTACCCGTTGATGGCGTAGTACCGGCAACACCATCTGCAATCATGTTAGATAAATCAGATACCGCTTGTATCAACTCTTTAGTCATTACATACAAAGAGATACCCAAAGTTATTGCCAATTCAACCTGGTTATCTTTTACGATGATGTATGGAACAAGAAACCTATCAAAATCAACACCTTTTTTTAGCATTAATTCAAATGTAGTACCGTTGGCATTGTCCATAAAGGAATCTAACGCCAATCTTCGTTTGATTTTCACCTCGCAATCGTACAATCTAAACGTGTTAGCCGGATCAGTAAGGTCTACATAATAGTCCAAGCTGATGTTTGAACTCATTTGAACGCGGTAAGGGATGCCTTCAAAGACTCCGATACTTGCGATGTGATCCTTTACTATCTGATAAGCCTCACGCGGTAATTGTAACGTGTCAATGTTCAAAGAAAGTACTTCAGGATTACCTGTAAAATCCGATACAACCCCTATTGAATCGCGATTACGCGGTGATATTTCAATGTCATTTAAGAAATGGCGCATTATTTACGGATTTTAAAGCGGTTAGTCTTCAATGTATTGCCTTGCTTTGTGGTTTTTACGATTTCCATAACGCTCGATGTTATTTCACCTAATTCAATGTTGGTTTCAGGCTTGTTTCGGATCGTATGCGTTAACTCATCCATTTTATTTACCAACAAAGATAGGTCAATTGCGCTCATTTGTTGTGTGCCTGTGATCAATTTACCGTTTTGGTATTCTTGCGCTACTTTTGCAAGTTGCTCATTACTCAAAGAACCGATCTTTTCGTTTAATGATTTAGGTACAACGCGCTCATTCGGGTGAAGGATAGCATGAAACCCACCTTTACCATCAACACCTTCTCCATGTTTGCCAGTGTTTTCTGTACCATCAAAGAACGTAGGCATATTTCCAAGCAAAGTATTGGCGAATTGTTGCAATAGTACCGTGTCGCGGATGGTTTCCATAAGTGGATTCTCTGCGTTTGCCGCCACTTTCTGATTGTACGTTTGGTAAACACCACTTACTAATTCAATCATCTGTTTACGGCGTTCCTCTTGCGCTTTCTTGCGGTTAGCCTCATCTATTATCCTTTGGTTCTCTGCAAGTGACTCACGCGCGTTTATATTGCCGTTTGCGGCTAATTCTCTTAACGTATCCTGTTGCTTTTCAGCAGCCGCTATTTCTTTGTCAAGTTGTGCAATGCGCTCATCTGACATTTTTATAAAGTAATCAGTTGCAAATTTCGCCCATTCATTGCGCTGTTCGGCTGACATCTTTTGAATCTCAATACGCTTATCTTCCGTTTTGTTTTCTTCTTCAATGGATTTTAACGCATAATTTGCTTCAACTTCTTGACGTTTTAACGCATATTCAGAACGTATTTTGGCTTTTAATTCTTCATTTTTACCAGCATCCAACAACTCTTTTTCCTCTTGTTCGTTAAGTAACTTTAATTCAGCCTCTTTCAATTGTACGGTAAGCGCAATTAACTCTAATCCTTTGGCGTTTTTAGCCTTGAAACGTAACTCATTTACTTTGGTTTCAGCTTCTACTATATCCTCGCTTTCAATTAATGCTTTCAATTTACGTTGGTAATCTTCTTCATTTAAAAGCAATGCTTCTTTTAATTGTGCATCCTTGTCAGCATCTGTTGATACAGCAAATTCAGCCTTCAACCTTTCAGCATTACGCTCCTTTTCTAAGGTCAATAAAGCGCGATCAGTAAAGGTTTGATTTTGGTATTCTTTGCGTAAATCTTTAAGTGATTTTAAAAGGTCTTGATTTACCTTAACTTCTTCTTTCTTTTTTGATATTGTTTTGGCTGTTGTTTTATTGTTATCACTTTGCGCATTATCATTGGCAATTACTTCACTTGTTGCATCTTTTACAGTTTCAGTTGTAGAATTTAATTCCTTTCTGTATTCAGCAATTTTCGCATTTGCCCCTCCTATTTTAGCTCTTATTTCAGCAATTTTAGATTCAATTGATATTATCTTACCATTTTCATCAACAATTGATTGTGCATTTTTAGATCTTTCTTCCCATGTTTTTAGTTCTTGTTGATATCCTTTTCTACGTTCATTTACAGCTTTTATATCGGTTTGAATTTCTTTTTGTGTTAAATTCAATGAATATTGCTTACGCTTTAAAAAATCCTCCTCGCTTATTTTATTTTCATTTCTTAATCTTTGAAGTGCAGCTATTTCTTTTTGTAAATCTTCCTGACGTTTAGAGACTCTTTTTGCAGATTGTTCTTGACCAGCATCAATCGCCGCATCTAATTGCTGTTGTGCATCTCTTGCCGCTTTTGCATTACTGGCAATATCATAAAAAGCTATTGCAACCTCAATCAATACTCCCAAAATAGCCATCCAGGGTACAGCACTCATTGCACTACCAGCCGCTTTAGCTGATTCACCACTTGCTTTTGCCGCCGCCGCCGCTTCTCTTTGTGCAGTTGCGTATTGCTTTGTCAATGGTATTTGTGTAAGCATTTGCTGAGTAAAAGCCTTAAACGAAAACGCTCTCGCTTTGTCAAGTGCTTGTAATCCCAAAGTAATTGTTTTATACAATGCCCATGCTGCGGCTAACTTAGCAACAGTTGAAATGATTACGGGTAAATATTTTGCTAAGAAATCAAAGAAATTAATTAATCCATTTTGTGCGCCTGTACCATCATTAACACCTAAGATAAAGTTATCCCATGCGTTGCCTAACTTTGCAACTGATGCACCAACAGTACTACTTTTTTTCTCTACTTCCTGTAAGATTGAATTTTGTTCTTTAAGTGATTCAGTTGATAATTTAACATTTGCATCTAATAATTCAGTGTTAGAAGCCATTTTTAAGAACACCTCAGATGCACCTGATCCCGTTAATTTAAGCGATTCCAACGTTTTTGACATTAGAACATTATCGCCCTTCATGCCATCAAAAGATTTGGCTACCAATTTAAACGCGCCAACCATATCAGTGTTAAGCAAATTGGTAAATTCTTCCGTAGAAACACCAGCAACTTCAGCAAATCCAGCTGCATCTTGTGTCATTCGTTGGAAAATAGTACCTACCGCAGTGCCACCACGTTCAGCATTTACATTTAATTTTGCCAATGTAGCTGATAAACCTAAAATTTCACCAGCCGTTACACCTAATGGTGTTGCAAGTCCTGAAATCCTATTTGCAAAATCAGATACAACCTCAACTTTTGCACCTTTTGAAGATAGTTCATTTAATGCGTTACCTATACCAAGTAAATCCTGATCAATATTTTCTGTTTTTATGTCAGTAAATATGTTACGTAATGCACCTAATTGCTTGGCTGTTTCTTCAACACTACCAAAATCACCACCCAATGCGACATTCAATTTATCCATTGATGAAACAAAGCCACCAATTTGATCTGCCGAAATTCCAAATTGCCCACCAATAGTTGCAATTTCTTGAAGTCCTTGAATCGATGTGACAGAACCTAATTTGGTAAATTCCATTGATAACTTAGCCGCTTCTTCAGTTGATATACCTAAAGTTTTCGCCATATCAGCATTTGCCTCATCAAATTCCTTTATTGTTTTAAATGAATCTTGAACAGCCGCACCGAATCCAAATGCAACACCAAATTGACCTAAAAAGCCGCTTAATTTACCAAGTGCTTGTTGATAATTACCTACATTTCTTTGATGTTGACCAACCGTAGCATCAATTTGCTTTAGTTTACCATCTAATGCGGTGATTTGTGTAAGTAAATTCCTTGCCTCTGCCGTGTTTTCTTTGTTCTGTACAGCTAAATCCTTGTATCGTTTGCGAAGTTCGTTTAAACGCGCTGATTCTTGACTGTATGCACTGTTCTGTTTAGCGGTTTCCCTTGAAACTTTCTCACGCGCTTTTGCTTCGCGATCTAATGCCGCTTGTTGTTCCTTCTTTAATTTGATTTCTTCACGTTCGGATTGAATAGATAACTTCCGTAATTTCTCCTGTTCTTGGTCAATCTTTACCGTTTGTTCTTTTACCTGATTTGCTTTTTGTGTAGCCGCAATTAATTCGTTAATGGATTTGGTATCGCCAACAGTTGCGCCGCCAATAGTTTTTTTCAACTCATCAGCCGTTTGTTTAAGTTCATCTTTAAACCTACCAAGCGTATCGATTGCGTCTTCTGCTGATTTTCTTATACCAGCAAAAACATCTTCTTTTTCAAATATATCAGTTGCCTTTATTTGCTTTGCCATACTCCTTTAACAAATTAAAATATTCCCTTGCCGTTATTTGCTTTGTGTTGATCCATTGACCAATCCACTTGCTTATATAAATTAACGTCTGTTCAATTGTCATTCCGTTTCCACCGTTAGCCATCATTGATTGCAATTTAGCGGTTTGTATTTCGGCTTCAGTTAACTTGAACCTATCACCGGTAATCACATAATCCAATTCAATCAATGCCTTTTTACGCATGGCATCCAGCATTTTTTTGTAGACTTCACTCAATCCGAACTCCTCAATGTAAGAATCATGTACCTTTGTCCATGCTTCAATGTCATCATTCGCGTTGCCTTCTTTTGTCTTCCTAACGTGCTTTAAATCCCCTTCAGTGCATTTAATCCAGTTGAATAATGGCATATCATCAATTGATTGATAATAGACGCCTGTACTCGGTGTTAAATCGCTCGACAAGTTCTTGCGCCAACCTCGTTTTATTTTCGTCAGTAAGTCCAATAATGCCATCGCCGTATTCGTTAAATAGGTTTGTCGTTTCTCCATTTTCATCTACTTTGATTGGATCAGCATCAACAACTATACTATCGCGTAACACTACAATGAACATACTTTCGTAAAAATCCCCTGTATCAAATAACGTGTAATGTTCACCAGCAATTTTTGAAGGGTTCATCATTTCTGTTGCTTCTGAATACGTGCCGATTACAACACCATTCTCATCTATACCCTCATTGAATAACTGGTCTTGTCTGATCCAATTTAATACTTGATCTTTTAAACGCTGATCGCGAAATACAGCCATCCATACTTCTGCAAAGCTGATTGTTCTTGCAGTGTTTAGTAATGCGCCTATACGCGTGTTCATTAGATCAAACATACTTCAAAGTTAAGCAAAAAAAGGGGTGATATTTCACACCCCTCTTTACTATTGTTCGTTATCGGTCTTCGGTTTCTTCTTTGGCTTTTTTTGCTTTCCATGTACCGATTCCCACGCCGCTACAAGAACGTTGTTTGGGATATGTTGGAACGCATCGCATAACTCTTCAAACGTGTTGTTCAAAATGAACTCAGATTGAATGCTATACTTACCAAAAGTTGCGTAACTCATTACGCCGCAGTGAATGAAGTTTCACCATCATAACCATCCTTATCAACACTGATAACTATGTCATCACCAGCAGTTGTACCTGAGAAAGTAATAGTGTAAGTCCCAGCCGGTGATTCAGATGCACCTGTGATTGTTCCCGGCACACCATTAACTAAGATAGCGAAATCACCACCAACAGCACCTAAGAACTGAATAGGGTTCAATGCTGTTCCGTAATCCAACACTAAAGTAGAAACCAAAGTACCCGCAGTTACAACGTCATCAGTAAAGTTGACATCTAACAATCCGTCAAGTTCGTTGAAGTTTTGACCAGCCTCTAAAGGCGTGATCATGTACATTGTACCCTCATCGAACAAACGCTCGAAATCAAATGCAACCATTACTTTTGAAGTAGTAGTATCTGTTGCGAACATATACGTTGGGTTAAATGATTGGTTGTCTACAGGGATTGGATACAATTCATCCTTTACTTTTGAACCGATCAAGTTACCGTTAACATCAACGATATAAACACCAAACTGAACACATCTGTTAGTGTTTAATTTACCGTAGAAAGTTGGAGTTTCACCCCACAATTCACCAGCAAATGAACGCTTACCCTGACGAATGTAAACCATACGCCCACTGTTAGCCTCTTCAAAGATAGTGTCAGCCTTTGGTAATTCTACATTTTCGAATCCTTGTAAAGGGAACCATCTCTTTGAAGGATCAGCCTCGTTGATAAGATCTGACCACGTTGGTAGTGGTGCAGTTAAGTCGATGAAATTAAGCGATCCATCATTCGCTGTTAGTGGAACCATTATAAGCCCACTTGTTACGGATTGAATTGGTAAACATCCTGGTTTACCCGTGTTGCTCAATCCAGCATTACAATTACATCCTAAAGCCATTTTTTTTACTTTTTAAGAATTTAACATTTACAATTTTCTTTGTACTTCGTAAGGGTGATACGTAACTCAACCCCACTTAAATTTGCATCTAAGACGTTTTGAAACATCCCGTTATCGCGCTCTACACCGAATCGGCTGAACGTAATAATGTCGTAATTTTCAATTGTCTGATAGTTTCGGTTTGCCTCAACTACTTTGATAAACTCGTCGCATAACCTTTCCATTGGATAAACTACATTCTCGCGGTGATCAGCAGTATAATACTGTGCGACATTCGTTTCATCTAAAAAGAACATCCTTAGATCACTTTCGAATTCAATTACACTATCGCGCCCGTAACGTCTTAACCGTATGACTTCCAACAACCAAATCAATGGTGTTTTTTTCATCAGGTTTTTTTCCGCTTTACTCCATTCGCTATTGGTCGCTAACTTTGTGCCGGTAATCCAAAATGGGTTGCTTAGATAAATGACATTTGTAGGTTCGTTTTCGTGTCCTAATGGCGATAAAGTAACGTATTCATCTGTAACAATTTCGGTGATGGTGTACTTGTTCTCCTCAGCATCTGTTACATTCTTACCTACACGCGCCCACTTAGTGTTGCATGATATAAATTGAGTTGTTTCACTGTCGTATGTTCCAACAATTGAAACATCGATCTGATCAACTAATTCATTAACCTCGAATGTAATTTCGTTTATCATAACCAGTAAGCCATTTGTTTAGCAACACCATTCCACTTTGTAAAATCACCTTTCGTTACGCTTACCACTTTAATGATTGCATTTGGATCACCATCAGGGATTTCAACAACATCATTTGCAAGGTAATTGATACCGCCTTCACTTACTTCTACTTCGTCAACCAAACCACCAACAACTTTATAGTCTATAATCAATCCCGTTCCTGTGCCGTTTAAAGCTGGAGTTATATCATCACCTGGATAATTAGCGCCTGAATTCATTATTTGTAATTCAAGAACTGATCCAATCGGTAAGTCCTGATTGCGGTAAATGTACCATTGAATGGCTCTATACGTTTTTAATGCTTCCCAATATCGCGTGTACATCATGTTGTACAAAGTAGTAGCAGTTAGGCTGTTTTCCCCTTGAGGAATCTTTTGCCCTTGCGATGTGATTTGGTTAGCCGTATCCTTGACGTATTCAAAGTAAATAAAGCCCTTCAGCATATCTAAAATGCCCTTTGATACTATCACATTGTTATACGTGTTGTACGATGTAAGGAAGCCGTTAGAAGTGTTGTCTAAATGAAAAGGATCAAATACCTTTTGGAAGTTAGGCGATTCAGGATAGTTGCTGTTGTCCAAGTCATTAATGAATTCATCATACAAAGTTGCACCGAATAAATCTATAAGGTATTGTTCTTCATATATCTGAATGTACTCCAACAGCTTTGCTTGGTCATACATTCCTGTATGCAACTCATATTTACCCGTGAAATCGTCTAAATCTAAAAGCATTTTGTTACTTATTTTTTGAGTTTACCAAATTTTCTTTGTAAAAAGATTTTGAGCATTGCGCCGGTTATCTTCCAAACAGTACCTTTTGGTAAGTGCTTGTTTTTACCGTTGCTTTCGAATTCGTAATAATCTTTGTCGTTAACGTCAATGTCAAGTGAAAAGCCTTCTTCATTCTTAGTGAATTTAGCATCAACTTTTGGCGTGTCCAAAGTTATTTCAATATCCCCATCTTCCTCACGTGTGAATGTTACGTCAACATTCTTTGTGTCGAGCGATACGTCTATTTTTTTACGTCTTTTCTTTTTTTCCATAGTGCAAATAAAAGTGGGGATGAGGCTATCTCACCCCCTTAGAAATTTATACAGCTGAATCTAACGCTGCGATAGCAGTTGTGAAATCACCCGTTACAAACGCATCAACTTGGTTATTCTTAACGTAATGAGCCGCTCTCATTTCAGCCAAGATAGTAACCATGTTACGTTGGAAGTCATCGTTTACATAACCTACTTGTAAGTTCATGTTCTCACGAATACGAACGTTTGATTTGCTCATATCACCTACAAGGAATGTATCAGGAGCGATGTTAGTTGAAGTAACAACGATCAATCCAGCCAACATCATGTTACGATCCCAAAACGCTGGATAAGTGTAACCACCATCAGTTGCTTTAGTCAACTCAATTTTAGCCGCATCTTCAGGGTGCAACAATACGTGAGTTGGCTCAAAGTTAGCGCCTTGAATTTGTGCTTTAGCAACACGAATAACATCAGATACATTAGCCGCTGGAATAGTTCCCGCGAAAGTACCCGCTGCAAAAGGTTGAGCGAATCCAAGTAAACCATCTAATGAAGTACCACCAGCACCGTTAATTAGTGCATCTTCGAACGCTTGGTCAAGTCCAGCCATAAGGTCTGCATTGATTTCTGAACGAACGAAAGCAAGGTCAGCCAACATTTCTTTGGATACCTTAACAGTTGATGCTACCTTTTTAACCTCAACAGAAACCTCTTCATAACTTGGGTTTGATGTTGGTTTTGTTTGACCTTCAGTTACCCATGATGCAGATGTGTTAGCCGTTTGCGAAATGTAAACAACAAATTTAGATGAAGTTGTACCCGTGTTAACTACGTTACGAACTTTGATTACTGGTCGAGCGATGTTATCAACTCCTGGCTCCAATGTAGAAAGCGCAACATTACCACTATAATCATCGTTGATTGTAGTGTTTTTAACGTCTAAAGAAAGCATACCACCTTTCTCAGCAGTATCTTTGATCTTGTCGATGTTCGTTACATA